AACACTTACACTTTCAACAGGTCTTCCTAAGATGCGTGAGACCCTTGCAGAAACGCCTCCACCACCTGTATTTGCATCATTAAATACAACTGGGTCATTAACCTTATAATTGTCTCCCCCAGTAATAATTCCAACAGAATTAATAGATCCTTTTAAAGCATTACTAACTTCAACTTCCTGATTTAAATCATTTGGCAGAGAAATATACTTGTATCTTGTTTCATTTGCATCAATGTAATTGAACGGTAAAGTATTTTTGATATAGTTTGTGTTATTAATATCAAACTCGTCTTGATTTGATAATTTTGAGAAGTTAAACTTATTTGGTTTTGCATGAAAATTATCTCCCACCAGATATGGGAATTTTGGTCTTCTAAATCCAGTAAATGGTGATTGAGTATCTGCCTCATCAGTTGCAATTGTTGCAAAGTATGCATAAGTTCCATTTGGAAAATCTGGAGTTACACAATGTCTTCCGTTATTTTCATCAAGAATACTATCCCCTTCCTTATTTTTGTAAGTGAAGTCTTCAATAAAGAATCCAGATGGCCACGTTGTCAGAGGAGGTCTTTGTAGTTTAGTTGCATCTTCAATGTATCCACTCTCCATGGGGACAACAGATCCACCAGAACGTTTGGAATAACCATATGGACCATAAATTGGATGTCCATCATATGCCCACCCAATTATTGGAGAGTGCTGAGTTGAAACTTTTTCTTGTTTGGTGTTTACATCAATCTTAAGATCAGAATCTCCATATAAAATTTTTCCATCTGAAGATACAGAATAAATTAACTGCCTAAATTTTCTGGGAGCATAAACATGAACATATTGTAGTCCATAATCTTCATTTGTTCCATTTATGATGATGCCGTCATCATCTTTAAAATTAAAGAGATTTTTCTGGAATAAGTTGACTCTCCAATTTTGAAGTTTTGCCCTTAAAGTCGCACCTCTTCCTGGTGAAATAGCATTAATATCAGTTGTGTTTTGGTCGTATCCAATTCCAGATTCAAGAACTTTAACAGAAGTTATTTCTCCATCAGTCATTACGGGAGTTATGACAGCACCAACACCATCTCCTGTAATTGATAGATCTGGTGGAGAATTATACTTCTTACCAGAATTTAATACCAACACTTCTTGAAGACGACCATCATTAATTATTGGTAATAACTGTGCTTCTCTTCCAGAAACGACAGTTACTTCGGGTGGTCTATCAAGATTAAGGACTTCAGATGATCCATACCCAACGCCATTGTTGGAAAGGTTAACAGATGTTATTTGTCCTCTAAAGATTGGTTGAATTTCTGCCTGGAACGTTTCAGAACCAATAGAAGATATTCCAATTTGTCCAGAGATAGAAACTGAAATCTCAGGATAATTAAATGAGTGTGTCCCAGCACCAGTAGAAGTTAGATTAATAAACTGGTTGGTATCATAGAAGAAAGTTCTTGTCGATGTAGTGAGTCCTACTTCTGCTAATCTAAAGTTATCCTTATCAACACTAATAACATAATATTCTTTTCCATCAGACAACCCACTGATTGCAGAAGTTCCTGCAGTATACTTTACTTTTTCTCCAGACTTGAAATCATGATTTTTTATGCCAATAGAATCTTGATATGTACTAATTCCAGAAATTCCTGATGATCTCTTTTTATTTTCGTATCCAGATCCACTATTGAGGACAAAGACAGACTCAACTATAGATTTTTTATTAACAGTTTGAAGTTGATGAGATCCATTTCCAAAAGAAGTAAATTCTACAGTGTTAATTCCTGCAAGAACATCATTTAAATTCTCGTGAAGTTTTACGGTCTGATTGTCTTGAACAGAAACATGATACTTAGCATCTGTGGTAAGACCACCAATTGCTTGCTGACCATTTGTTCTATAGATTATCTGTTCACCATTTCTCAGTTTATGATAAGTAGAGAATCCAATAGTCGATTGTGTAGAACCAAGAGCAATTCTATTAGATGCAGATTCTGAGAAGAATGAAACTGAATAGTCGATCAGTTTCATATTGGGAATTGCAGATGCTCCGCTACCATTACCACCCATAATTGTTATGGATGGTTTTGAGACATAATCAAATCCAGGATCAAGAACTCTGATAGATTCCAATACTCCAGATACAGCAACATCTCCAGTTGCACCAGTTCCAACAGTATCGCTAACGAAAAGGAATGGGGGATCAATAACATCATAGTCAGATCCTTGGCCAAGAACTTCTACTTCATCTATCTGACCATAATAAACAACGTCAGGAGACTTATAGTTAAGAATCTCAACACCATTAACTAATACTCCAGTAAATCCCGGTTCGGTAGGAGTTAGTTTGCCAGTATGCTGTGCATTTTTAGGAATCTCTCTAATTAACTTTTGAGATTGAAGAGTTTTATCTCTAAAAATAAATGGTTGTAAAGTATTATTAGTTACTGTGGTTGAACTTTCAACCGATATAAAATTATTGTTATATACATCACTTTTACTCTTGGCAAGTTTTAGCGTAGTGTCACTTATTCTCTTAACATAATATAATCCATCAGGAAAATTTGCACCAAGAGAAGTTCCTCTTACAATTCTTGTTTGAGGATTTCCACTATCGTCAACATATGACTCAGTTATTAATTCGGCAGCATAATACACCGAATCACCTGAGAAAAAATTATGTTTACCAAGAGGAGTTATTTTAAGCTCATCTCCAAGGAAAGTTCCAGAGAAAGTAATCTTTTTATCAGTTGCATTTAGAGCAGCCGTAAAATATGAGGGAATAGAAGATGATGCAACAAGGAAATTATCTGCATTATCATAAACACCTTGTACGTTTGATTGATATAGTTGTGATGAAGGAAACTCCTGAGCATTTCCTTTTAAAATATTTCTATGTATCGTGTATGATCTGTTTGAATTGAGTGCTCCAGATCCTTTTATAGAGATTTCAGTATTGGAAAGAATTGCATATATTGATGCCGTTTTTGAAGTTCCAGTAGCATCAACAATTTCAACGGTATCATTGGGGTGGAAAAAATGTGATTGATTTAACTTAAGATTGTAACTATTATCAGAAGCATCTACTAATTTTATTGATTTTACTTTATGTGATGACGCATAATTATAAAACCAATTTTGGAATATGGATTCATTCTTATCTCTACCTAATGTTCTAATTCTTGCAGTATCCCCATCACGGAAATTAGTTGTATTATCTGGAAATTCTAAATTAGTGAGAACAGAGTTAATTCTTACGGTAATAATTTCATTTTGATCTCGGAAAGATCTTCCATAAGCAAATGTATTAATACCAACGTCTTCTCCATCAGAGATAGTTCCCGTTATATTACTACATCCAAAGAACTCTGTTAAGGTCTTAGATGTATATGAAACAACTCCAGAAGTCGTATCACTGTATACAACTGCCAGTTCACCTGTAGTACCAAATCCAACAGTGGAGTCAACGCTGAGAATGGTTTCGCCAGATCCAACTTGCCCAATCAATTTTGTTTTTGGATGAATATTAAAAAATCCACGAATAGCACCTTCAACTTCAACGTCTCTATCATATCCTCCATCAAGACTTAACTTATAAAAACTTTTTGCAGTTCCAACTTGAAGTTTTTCAACCTCAGTTATTGGAGCGTATGCTTTTACAATATTTGCAAAAGGATATGGTTCTTGATTGAGAGTTGCTTGATCAAGATCCAACGGATCACCAGTTACGGCTTCAACAACTAAGTCGTTAGTAACTCTATAATCTGAGTTGGATGGTGTAAAAAGAAAATCTCTTGGTTTTACAACCGTTACTGGTTCGTTGTATAATGCTTGAAATAAAATTTCAAAAGATCTATCAGTTCCTCTACTCAGATAAAAATCTTTTGATTGCTTAATAAAGAGGTTTTGATTTAACTCACTCGAAAGTGGTCTTTCGTCTAAGAGAGGGAGAAACTGCTTTTTGGTTTTTGTTAAAAATTCTTTTAAGAAAAGATTGCTTAAATTTTTAATCTTAGAACCGCTCTTGTGATCATTTGCGGTTGAAGTTCCGAAAACTAAATTTTCGGGATTTATATCTGCTCTATATGAAGTAATTCCAACAAATCCTCTAATGCATCCTTCAAACTGAGAATTTGTTTTTGATGTATATGTAATAATTTCATCATCGATTTGAATCAAACCATATGACTCTGGAAATCCTTTGGTTCCCGTAGGATTAATTCCAAGATCAACTTTTACAGTTGTGTCGATGAAGTCTAAATCTGACAACAAAGTAGCAGAATCTACAAGATTGGTTGTCTCATCAAGTTTAATGTAACGATCAATATTCTGAATTAAATCAATAGGAGCACCTTGAAATTCTTGTGCTTGATAATATTGTTTTAAAAATTCAGAAATAAGAGGAAACTCCTCTCTTACATAAGAGGGGAGTTGGTTCTGTACGATGTTATTAAACTGAACTCTTTTTTCTGCCATTTTATGATACTATTAGTAACCGTATGAACCGCCACCTGAGCTTCCGCCAGATGATGGAGTAGATGTTGACGTTGATGTTGTAGATGTTGATGCCCCATCAGCAACAGTTGCAATCGGTGTAGTTCTACCTGTAGGAGTAGTTGTAGTGGTCGCAGCAGCTGCTACGGGAACACTACCTCTTCCACCAGATCTCACTAAAACTCCATTTGCATAACTTGAAGATACAATATAATTTGATGCTGATGGATCTAAACCGGATGAGATTTCATCTACAACTGTTTCAAAAATGCTATCTGAAATATCTAATTGTAAGTAAAGATCTTGCAATCCAACTACATCATTAGAAATAGGGCATCCAGATATTTCTATAATTGTTTGACCATCCTTTATTTTACCCGATAAAACATTAATCGGATTCAAGGTTAATATGCCTCTCTTATAATCAATTGTTCCAACATTTCTTCTAACAATAGTGGGATTTGTTGAATTTATGGATGGAACAGTGAATAAGAATAATTCTCCAGTTTCTCTATCAGTGTTTGGAAGATCTGAAATGTAAACATCAGTGTTAATACCTTCAATTCTAAAAGCGGATGTTTTAATATTAAATCCACTCATCCGTTTGATATAAAAAGCATTACCAAAACCAATGGCATATTCAACCAAGGCACTTGTGGTTACTCTCAAGTCACGTCGCATCTGAATAGTTGTAATATTAGATGTGATTGATTCGTGACTATCGTCAATTACCTTCAAGAATTTACTGTATTTGAATCTTGCCCCATACTTATTTAACTCAGTTGATTCGGAGTACTTTGCAACATTATTCTGTACTATGGTCGATACAAATTCTGTAGAGGGTGTTAAATTTGTGTTGTAATAGATTTTTGTAGTACTCTCAATGTAAAGATACTTAAGATCAAGTATTTCTGGTACAATACCCGCAACAGAATACTTCTTAAGTTTGAGTTTAATATTTTCTTTAATTAAATTTGGTAGATAATCTCCAAATCTGGGTTTAATGCTAATAAAGACTTTTCCGTATTGAGGTGGAATTAGTTCCTCACCGCCAAATACAGAGATAGATTCTGTTTCTGGGTAAATTTTTGATGGAATTAACGTTTCGTAGTCATTTGCAGTCAATGCTCTGTTTTGAGTGGCATAAATTCTTGGAGCAAACTTCTTAATTGACTCTATAGTCTCAATGTTCTCTCCACCTGCTGAGATCGTCTCAGGGGTTATCAGAGACACCCCAGAAAAGACGTTATACTCAACACTGTTTCTTGTATAGGCCAGTTTACCTGAGAAATTAAACTGACCGATGCCATTTGCAGAATCGCCATTACTAACAATATAATTTGCAGTTATATAATTACCTTCTTCAAGTGCTTTTCCAAAAACTCCATCTCCAAAGATGAGTTCGTACCTCTCGTCCTCAATTTCCTGAATATAATAGACTTTTGAGTCAGAGTTAATTTCAAACAGACTATCTTGTAAACTATATTTAGCTGCAGCAGTTGAAAATTCATTATTTTTAACTGAAACGCTAATTAACTTAGTATCAATACCGGCATTTGGTAAAATAAACTTTTGATTGAGATTTGTAGAGGAATATGCAAAGTTGGACTCTAAGAGAACACCCTCATGAATTTGAATATCGTTAAAAGATGCAATTCCATCAAAAACTGGAACTGTAGTATCATCTAAAATTGAAAATATATAAGATTGATTAGAAAATGCTCCAGCAGTTGATGCGACAACTCCTTTTTTTAATGTAATTGTTGATGGAGTGGGTGTAATTGAAGTTGTATCAACAAAGAAACTAATTCTTGCTGATGCAGACTTTCTTGATCGGGGGATATATCCAATATTTCGAGCAAGTGCAACAATATTTTCTCTCAAAGTCGCACTATCAATAAAAACCTCATTCGCAACCATATTTGCGTTGTATGAGGTGATATAAGTGTTGTATGCCAAAACATCAACGATCGTTGAAAGGTTAGACCCTTCAAAATCATAGTCAGTAAAGTTAGAGTTTGACCTTAGATACTCTTTTAGTGATGTTTTAACCTGTTCAAAGTCCAGGTTAGAGAAATTGACTAATGGCATTTTACCTTGTGGGTTGCAACACGAATTCTAATTGCTGTGCAGGTACATCTGCACCAATGATGTCATATGTGATTGATACATCAAACTCATTCCTTTCAAAATTAGGAAGAGTTTTAACAGATCTCAATCTTACTCTTGGCTCATTGTTTCTGATTGATCTTTCTATTTCATCTTTAATAGATGATGCTGTTAGATCATCCATATTATCAAATAATAGTTTAGAGATTCTTGAACCGAATCTCTCATCAAAAAACTTTTCTCCAGGAAGGGTAAATATAATATTTTTAACTGAACGAGCAATTGCATTCTCATTTTTGAGTGCAATTAAGTCATTAGTTAGTGGATTGGACTTAAAGGACATACTAACGTCCCTAAAACCTTGACTTACCCTCTCTAAAGGCACAACAATACGGCAATTATTACTTATTTATCAACCAAAAAGTGGTTCTGGATCACCCTCTGGATCAAAGAGTTCACTCTCTTTGATTTTATCGGTCTTCTTTGGTGTAATCTTATCGTTAGAGATCTCTCTTAGCATTTTTTGATGCTGATCATTTGCCAAATTTTCTAAAAAATCGTTATTTGGAGTCATTTTCCTCTTTTTCGGGTGAATTTTCGCGTTCTTTTGCTGTTTTCCAAAAATATTCGTCCTCACGACCCATACCAAGACGTTCAAAACCGTTTTCAACTTGATAATATTGAGTCGAAACCTTAAAATCAGGCATCTTTGGTTCAACAGGAGTTAGACTATTATCATAGATACGCATTCTATTGTTTGGATAGAGTGCATACTGTCCATTTTCCAGTTCAATGAGGTTATGAGACTTGTGCTCAGCTGGATTTTCGCTTGTTGCATAGTCAACTACCTCAGGATCCTGATGATAATTGTCTAAAGTACAAATATATGTTCCTTTTTGAATCCCATAGTCTCTTGTATATAGTTCATAGTCCATAGAACCAATGAATTGCTTTGTTACAGAGACCACTCCATAGTCCATACAGTTCCAAAACTGTAGATTAGGTAAGTTCATATCAGGTTCTGGTGTCTCTGGTGCTGAGACAAATGCGCTGATGGGTAACTTGTCATACATTGCGGCATACTCTGGTAAGTATGTCTCAAAATAAAAAGTGCGCCCAGGAATCGACTTTGCCGATACCCAGACGCCTTTGACAAATTCACCATGACCGCTTTGATGGTCCGTAAGATATTCTTTACGTACCCAAACCTCTACCGAGGGGAGGTTGCAAATAAGTGCTGCCATGATAAGTTAACATTGCTTTACTTATTTACCCTGCCCACGATATCTCTTCTTCCCTTTATTACGAGAAGTCGCGGATAACAGAGTATACTGTGAGTTCCCTTGCCGAGTTTTCTTCGGCTTACCCTTGATATAAGTGCCACCTTTCATCATCATAGTTCAGTACCTCAAATAACGCGAGTTTTTTCGTGACCAACTCTGATACGAGGATCGCACCAGATTTCATAACCTGCTTCCTTTGCATCAAGACAGAATGAGACATCCTCACCACACATGTCCTGAACACTTCCACTCTCAAAGACTTGCATCTTAGGAGCAAACCAAGGGTATTCCAGATTCTCAAAGACACCCTTCTTAATGAGTACCCATCCAAAACCTGTATAATCCACGGTGAAAGGCTTACGACGCTTACTAATGGATTCTACATTCTCATGATTCATGACTCCGCCATTCTTACGGAAATCATCTTCCTCTAACCAATGTGCGACAGAGGTTGTGTGTCCATCCTCAGTAGCATACCATCCTGCAACAATCTCTTTCTCTTCTCCTTCTGCAGGAATTGACATATCACATAGTTGCCAAAACTTCTCTGTGTTGAAAACAATGTCACTATCAATCCATAACTGATAGTCATACTCAAGACGACCATCCCAAGGAGTTTGCTTAGGACCACGGAGAACATTTGCACCCAGTACCTTACAACGTGCAAAATTAACCATTGATGAGTAATCTTGACTGATCTGAATACTCAAACCACTCTGTACCATATCAAAGCAGAGTTGAACAAAGTTCTTCAGAAATGTATATGAACACCCACGTCCAGGAAGACAGAATACAATTGTCTTACCTCTCATGCGTTCTTTGATTGCTGCAATGTCCCACTCTGCTTCTTTCTTCTTGGGGGCATTTGCTTTAACTGTAAATCCTTTAGCCATAAGATGAATTAACCTTCAAGATCAATTATAACGTTTATTATGTATATTGTCAATATCGGACTTATAGTCCTCTACTTTCAGTATGAATGTTCGTGTCCACTCATGGGGGTTTTTACTAACTCCTCATATGACAAATCCTCAAGTTCATAATCAGTCTTCATTAGACCAACCATACCATTGAGGGCGTTCCATGTATTATTAAATTGTTGCTCAGTTAGATTGTTGTATAAACACTCTTCCTTTGCATAGATGTGATAAACCTTTTCCATTGGTTTTTTACCTCCGGGAATTTTTTTGGCCACGGGAATTTTTTTTTTGTTTTATATATCTAAGTCGAATTGTCACCTCTGTAGGTTAGGGTAGTTAAGCGTTTTTATCACGCCCCCCGCAACGCAACAACAACGCCCCCATAAACACTGTCATTTCACTGATACTCCCAGTCTACCATATACGGGGCAGAGTGTCAACAACTGCCCCTCACTAAGTATCAGAGTTCTTCGATCATTTCATCGAGTTCCACTGTGTTTAACTGTGCATCCTTAAATGATACTCCATCAGGTGTAGATAGGTCATTGAAAGAACACCCTTCGAGTGCATCTACGAAATCGCTATAAGTCTCACACAGTCTGGCGATATCATATAGTCCCTCATCATTACCGATCCACAGTGATACATTCCAGGTCTCATAATTCGTCCAACCGTTGTATGTTGTATCAGTGAGATTTGTCTGGAAAGTTGTGGTCATAGAGGTTCGAGTCATGCTTACACTACAGGGACACTTTACGCGACCCCCCTTTAGTATACCCAGAGAGAACGACTGTCAAATAGCACCCATAATTACCAACTGACGGGATTACTCAGATCCTCCACGTAGCTGTCAATCACCTGCTCATTACCCTCAAGTTCAAAGAGGTTTTCCCAATCAATGTTGTGTGGGTTGAAGTCTTCCATCACCTCTAAATCCAGGGTGATTCTATAACGCTGCTTCTGTACTTGACTGATAGCGACTGACATGAATCTGCTCCGGGAGTGATACTTTGTTATTATAGAATGAATGAGAAGTATTGTCAACGTGCCAATCAGTATTTATAAGAAACACTGATATTTTTGAGTTGTCAATCCCTGGTAAAACTTATCAGCGGGTCGTTGACATTTTCGGAGAGTTCGTGATAGAATGCTTGCTAAGATCACAAGACCTGAGTACATTAAATCACACACTTTTCCACAGAAATACACCTTTATACACAGATAAATGATACTTTTCCACAGACTTGTGGAGAACAGTATAAACAACGCATATACATTAATAAAACCTTTTTTATATTAAAAAAAGCATAATCTTTATGTATATGAGCAGAAAAGGAGGGTTTTTGACCCCCCTTAGTGTTATTCAGGACTCTTGCTGATAGTCAGTCAGACCCTCTAAGAATTGAAGAATCTGATTACCATTTTCACAAAGATCAAGTGCATTAATGATTGCTTGCTTAGTCATGAGTTAGAGTTAGATAGAGTGAGTTTGTTCTGAGTCTTGTCTAATCAGTAGAGTGCTTCAATTGCCTCCAGAATGAGAAGAATATCATTACCATTCTCAGCAGATTCGAGAGCAGCAAGGAGATCAGAATTAGACATTTGAAAGTGTTAGTTGGGGTTTGTGATTGGTGAGTTTTAAGTCATCACCAGGACCGTTGTAATACTGGGTCTTATGCTGAATACTGTGCAGCCCAGGTGTTACTTAAGAGGATAACATATCAGATAAAACATCTTCTCCATAACAATCAATAATCTCTTCTTTTATATCATTCAAGTCATAATCTTTGAGATTCTGTTCAATTGCTTCAACAGCAAGTGTAATCAAAGAGTTCATATCCATTCCCTCTACAATCATCTCTGCATAAGCATTCTTGAGTTGATCGATTTGATTGATAGTCATCATTTTAAAAAGTGTTAGTTAGTGATCAGGCGAAGATGAAACCGTTTTGGAAATCATAGGTATTGAAGACTTTACTTTGTCCTGCCATTCCTACAAACTTATCAACATACCATTGAAAGTTTTTCTGATATACACACTCACCATCCATACAGAAGTAGTTACATAGTGCATTCAATCGTGACTTAGTTGTGTTAGACTGCCAACCTCCATCATAGATTGTCATGCTATCTTCATCGATAGTTGCAATCTGATTACCATGAAGATAAACGAAAC